GCGCTTCCGTCAATATCAAGAAGCCTTGGATTTACAGCGTCTTCACCATCTTCGTCTTGTATTCTTCTTGTTTCATAACTTCCGGAAATGGGTACACGCTCATTGTATCCGGCACTTGGAAATGAGAATACATGCGTTTTGAATGTGTCTGTCACCACTTTGAAGTCGACCTTCATCACATCATATCCATTCTCAGACACAGGCGCATAGGAGATATCCTCCATATACAGTTCCCATTTTTCATATACTCTGCCAAGCATCTGAAATGTGTCGTCATTCAACTTGTCGACAAGATCATCTAACTCGGCCCATGAGCCTACACCCAAATCTGTAGCGGCATTGACATACTTTGTGAACGAGAACACGCCATTACTCACTGGTCCCGTCACACCACCCTCTGGCGGCTCGCCTGCAGTGTTGGTGATAGCAAACCCAGCGGGCAAGTTGTCCATCTGCTCTGGCTCTGCCTCCGGATAAACATAATCAGTTGTGTCGAACAATGAATTGATAATCACACGTTCCGTCTTCTCTGTGGACTTAGACCAAAGCCAAGCGCGATCTCTTGGGTCTTCCGCGTCTTGATCCTCATTCAGCGATGAGACAGCGTAATTAACTGTTACAGTCCACCAGTAGCCTTCAAGTGTGCCCTCTTCGACATCATAAGGCATGGCGCGCTTTGACTCAACTCTGAGGTTGATTGATTCGGTTGGCTTCCATAGATCGTTATGTTCCGGAATAGAGCTAGCACCAACGGTTGCGTCAAGAACGTCGTCAAGATCTTCATCGCTTATGGGTGTGTCACTTCCGACAAGATAAACTTTTGTACCGCTCGGCGTATTGCCTTTGCTTTTCTCGTATCGCTTAAGTCCAAGCTTAGTCAGTGCCATAGTGTTTTCTCCAAATACTCTGAACAGCCCTAGGCAGACTGAATTCTTTTGTGTGATGTGTGAAGAACCAAATGAACAGTCCGATTATTCCAGCAACTGGCACAGTCCACCAAAAGCTCGCGAACTCAGCAAACCCAGCGGCAACGCCAGCACCAACAAGACAAAGCAATCCGACAGCGTTCGCTTTGTATAAATGTGTCATCATAGCGATGCCAAAGCAGGCAAACCCAGCCACAAACATCAACCCGCTTATTGCCACATAAAGCCACACAAGTAAGCTTGAAGCGTCTTCACCGTCCGGCTCTACGTATCCTTTCGCGTCTTCCATGACTGCCTTTACATAGTCATCAACTTTTGATATGAAAACACTCTCTTTCTTGTCAGGACTCAGCTTCATTTCATTCTCGACGTATTGTCTTTTTGGCAATAATGCGCAACCCATTGAAAGGAATATGAGGATTGGTAGAAACTTTTTCATTACGCTATGCTCCCTACGGTTGAGACGCCCTTAAGCGGAATGCCTTCCATCTTCAAATCAATCATGTTCCAGTTAAGCTTCTCAGATTCGCGAAGTTGCTTTTTGCTCACCTTGTAGATGTCTTTCTGAACACTCAGCGCGCCTTTCTGTGTCATCAGCTTGAACGCTTCTGATCCGCCTGCTTCGAGAGCTCTTGCAAGTTGCACTGACGGCCCCTCTGTTTTGCTTTGCTGTGGATCAGTAACAGGATCAAAGCCCGACATCGTATCTTCGACTTGCTGGCCCATTTTCCTGAGGCGGTCAAGGTTAAGTTCCGGAAACGCTTCGATGTTCCATTTGAAATCTTTTGTCAGCGCCACAAACTTGTTGTCGTCTACTGCCTTTTTCAGCCTGTCGTGCAATGTCATTCCGGCGTTCTCTGATGCTCCCTTTAGGAACTTCTGAAGAAATGCGAGATCGGGAGTGCCAACGGTTCGACCACTTAGCCCGCGACGTATTGCCTTTGAGATCTCTGTTGCAACGCCAGTAAACATCACGACAGCTTTTCTTGCCCATCTGACGAGCTCTTTACCCATCTTCACAAGCATAACACGCCATTTATCCAAGACCCAGCCAGTCAAAGCGCCGAGCATTTGGCCGATAAGATTGACGGCAACTCTGATGTTGATCTTTAGGTTCGTAAGGAAGCGCATTAAGTTACTGATGGCGTCACGCCAAAGATTGCCCCAGTTGTTCTTGAACCAAGTCATGATTTTATTCATGTTCTCTCTCCAGTTGACAAAGAATCCAATCAATTTGTCAATGAAGCTTCCTGCTTTCTTGGCGATATCAGTCCAAGTAAGACCAAACCCCTTCCGAAGCTTCTCAGCAGAGAGCGCGACAAGTCCAACGGTGGCGGCTATCTTGAGCAATACGGGTATCACTACACCCAGACCAGCTATAAACGCTCCAAGTCCCGCAAACACAGCACCAAGACCAGCCATAGCAAGTAGTATCGGCCCGATAGCCGCGGCGATAGCGGCACCAATAACGATGATCTTCTTTATCTGCGAGTCGAGTCCTTGAAATCTCTTTGCCATGTCGATGACCCAAACGAGAATAACTTTGAAATCCTCTCTGAATAGATCGCCAAGTTGAGCAAGTGCTATGCGGATATTATCAACAGCCGTAGTCCAGCGACCAATCAGCGTCTTTGAAAGCTTTTCCATAAGATTGTGGAACTTCCCACCTTCTGAGGTCATCGTTTTGAAGGCTTTCTTTACTTCCTCGAATCCAATCTGCCCCTTTCGTGACATCTCATCGATCTGTGTAGTGGCGACCCCGAGATTCTTGGCCAGTACCTGTTTAATTGGCACTCCCATGACAGCAAAGTCACGAAGTTCACGACCTGTCAGCTTTGCTTGTGTCGCAACCTGTGAGAAGTTAAGCGCGATTCGCTGTAACAACGTACTATCAGCACGAGCGACATCACCAAGCATTCTCAACGACGGAATAAGATTATCAGCTGTTGCGGATCCGGTAGCAAGCAAGATCGATGCCGCATCTTTCAATGATCCAACATTCAAAGGCGTCTTAGAGGCTGTTTGAACAATGTCGTCAAATACCTTAACACCTTTCTTTGCGTCACCAACGAACACACCAAACGAGATGCGAGCTTTCTCAAACTCAGCACTCGTCTTAACAGCAACCTTTGCGGCCATAGCAAAAGGAACTGATAGGGAAGCAGTCAGAGCCGTACCGACACCAGCAAGAGAACGAACAGCATTCTTGCCGCTCTGGTCAAGTCGATTGAGCGCTCTTTCTGTTTGCACAATTTGGCGTTCAGCTTGCTTGCTTCTTATCTTTAGTGTCAGTACAGCTACATTGCCCATTTTAACTTTCCTTAAATCCGTGAGCGGCTTTACTCTTTGCTATAGCTTCCGCTTGTTCGTCTTCTGTCATTTGATTCCAAGGCTTTAATGGTTCTTTGAGTATGTTCTGTAACATACAGTCTTTGATTGACTTTTCACCTCCAAATGTATTGGCGATGAACATTCTTGTCAATCCATGCTCATATGAACCTTGATCACACTTTTTCCATTTAAGGGCAAACCAAACTCTCCACTGAGAGAATTCAGACGACGGACAAATCAACTTGCAAAACCACACAGGGAAACCCCATAACTCAGCGAGTTTGAACCATGCATCAGCAATGGGGTCTTCGGTTAGTTTTTTTCCGTCTCCTCTTGGGACTCAGGCGCAATTCCACAAAGCACATTTGCCTTGTCGAAAACAATGTCGAGAAAGTCGGCCGAGAGCTCACCAAGAGATTCAAGGTCTTCTTTGCTCTTATAGTCGAATGCGAGCTCGTCTGTCTCAGCGTCAACAAGAGTCATAGCAACGACAAGCGCGCGCTGACCAACTGTATTCAGAGTGTTCATGTCAGGGTGACGACCATTGAACTTGACACGCTTTTGAATGTCGCCTTCGTAGTAGTCGCGCATATTGCCAGACATCTCTCTGATCTTCACAGGCAAACCTTGGTACTCGAATTCTTCCTCATTGCGCTTTGCAATGCTTTTCAACTTGTTAAAAAAATTGGTGTTCATGCTGTCTCCTTAGGCTACACGGGTGCTTCGCCTTGATATTCGATAGTAATAGCCGCTGTTGGCTGTTCGCCTTCAGTTGCTTGGTTCGGAATTACGCTCCTCAACCACCCGCTTTTTGCGCGAGTCGTGTCGTCAGGCCATTCAAGACGAATATCGTCTGACTGGTCGACTGCCGCCTCGAGTGCCGCAAAGTCTGTTTCGTCATACGTGACCTCAGATGAGGTAGGCGTAGGAGTCGTCAGAGTCCTTGGGGCTTGCGAACGTTGAGCAGTATTGTCATTGGTGGTAATGTCGATGGGGTCGCCACCTTCAGTTCCGCCGGGCGTCACAGTCTTTTCATAGACTGTGATTGCCTGATTGACGAATACGATGCGAATCCCATGTCCGTCAGTAAAATGACCATTTTTAGCCATAATGTTACCTCTTTACATTGGGGTTAGTGTTTGGCGTCACGCCGTGTTCGTTTGGTGAACGAAAATTATGAAACTTCATATGCTCTAAACTCCAATCTTACTGGTAGTTGAGATCTGTTGTCGTCGAAATCGCTTCGTGAGCTCGTTGTGGCTTCATCGATGTCGATCTTCAGACCAGATTGAATCTGTACATCTTTATTGTTTTCCGGATCAAAGATGCTGGCCAAAGCTTCCGCGTTGTCTTCTGAAAGCTCTGTGCCGGATCCTTTATTTGTGATCACGTCATAGAACATGATGCCGGATTTGACCGACTCCTCGTTCGTTGATGGACTTTCAGCATTGACGGAAAGCCTCTCTTGGTAATAGATGTCGTCGTTCGTGCTGTCAAACTGGCGATTCTCCCAAGCAAACAGAGACATATCGAAATCGCTCGAATCGTTTATCTTATTCCGGAACCACTCTCTGATTGTTCGATTGCTGATCATGAGTAAAGTGCCTTTATTTGCTGGGCTGAAACATATAGAACCCCTGACGGCGCTTGAGGACTTCGCCCATTTTCAAGCTGATCAGCATATTCCAAATTGTTCGTAATGTAAATAGTGTCGCCAAGTTTAGCTGAGAACAATGGTGCGGCATTCGTCTTTTCGAGTGCTGTTGGTGATGAGCCCTTTGCGACACCGGGATTGGTCGAGCGCTGACTCTGTATGGTTCCAGCGGTTCCAGCTTTTCCGCGATAATTCTTTGGATCACCAGCTTTGGCGGTATTTAGAGCAACCAGCCAATTTGCTCTGAAGTTTCCGACATCAACAGGACTATTCACAATCAGCTTTTCAAAAGCCTCCCAAGACACCCGACGAATAGTTTCGTCAGCTTTCTTTTTCACTTCCTCTTTGAATGTGATCAAGCCTGTGAAGCCTCTTGACATCAGACGTACCTCAGATATGCTTCGTACATTGCTACGTTTTGCCCACTGTGAACGGGCTTATATCCTACTAATTTATACCGTATCGCGTTGAATTCTATTTCGGCAAACTGAATATAGCTTCTTTTTAGCTCGATATCGCTTTGTGGAATCAAGCATTTGAAGTCACTCTTTAGAATAGTTGAGTTATCAATGTCTTTCTCGTCTACATCTTCAAGGGCGGCTATATCGATCGGTGTGCCCGCGTCAAGACCGCCAGTGGTATCACTTCCATCAAGAGGGTCGTAAGAGCCGAGGCCGTCTGGCAGATAGATTACAGCGTCACCACCAAGTAGCTTGATGAGCGATTTTGCTATTCCTGTACTACCCGAGAATATGGGATCAAGTATTGAGTCAGCCATTATGCCCTCCGAGCGACACCATTAGTCAGACTGTTGAATGATGCGAGTCCTTTCAGCGAACCAAGACAGCCCAGCTGAACTTCGACGTTTCTACTTGCGAGATCAAATCGGATATTCACATCAGCCTCAACCTCAAGCGGCCCAGCTTTTGCTCGTGTAATCCCTTGACCAAGTAGTTCTGGTGTTGTCATTCTGTCTTTCTCGGCT